ACAGGCATCTCTCCCCCCAATCAAACTGAGCGAGTCCCTTCACCGTTTAAGCAACCGGACTAGACTCCATTCAATGTCAATCGAAACCGATCGAAACTTTACCGAGGTAGTAGGTACGAGCGAACTGCTATTAGGCGAAACAAAACCAAGGCTCCACACACCCTTTACAGATGATCTACCTACAAAAGGGCAAGAGCTAATTGACTTTGCTAATAGTTTGGATATGCCGTTAATGCCTTGGCAAGAATTAGTAGCAACTGAGGCACATCGAGTTAAGCCTGACGGTCGGTGGGCTAATAGTCAGGTAGTTGCTTTAGTATCTAGGCAAAACGGCAAGTCGCACTTAATGAGATTACGAATAGCACTTGGTTTGACCGAGTGGGGCGAGAAGTTGCAGATCCTCTCAGCTCATAAGTTGGCAGTATCGCTAGAACACTTTAACCAGGTAGTAGAACTCTTTGAGAATTACGATCACTTAGCCAAACAGGTCAAGAAGCTTCGCCGGGCTAATGGTCAAGAGGAAATCCAAATGCTATCGGGTGCTAGGTTTAAGGTCGTGGCTAATAACTCAGCTGGTCGAGGTTATGCCGGAGCTGAAACAATCTACCTAGACGAATTACGAGAACATAAAGACTATGCGGCTTGGTCTGCGATTACTAAAACTCAATTAGCTGCTACAAATCCTATGCTTATGGGGTTCAGTAACGCAGGTGACTCAACTTCAATAGTGCTTAACCAATTACGTGAACGCGGTATGGCTACTATGGCTGGCAATAAAGATTCTTTGCTTTGGCTTGAGTGGTCTGCTCCTATGGGTTGCAGTCTTGACGATATGAGCGCCTGGCAATCAGCTAATCCTGCTTTGGGTCGCACAATTCACATAGATAACTTAATGGCTACAAAGAACGAGCCCGAAGCGGTCGTGCGTACTGAGTGTTTATGCCAGTTTGTTGAAACTTTGCAATCTCCTTGGTCACCTGCTGCTTGGTCTAGTTGCGCTGATCTTGAATTGCTAATAGAACCAGGCAAACCTACCTACTTTGCCTTCGACATTACGCCTAGACGAAACCACGCAGCTCTAGTAGGCGCTCAAGTCTTAGATGACGGCAAGATAGCGGTTGGCTTAGTGCAAGAGTGGAAATCTGAAACAAGTATTGACGATCTTGAAATGGCTAACGGTGTAGCTGACTGGTGCAGAGCTTATGACGTGACCGAAATTCAGTTTAGTAAGAATACAGGTAGTGCCGTAGCTAGTCGCCTTAATGCCGGTGGCATATTGGCTAAGGCTATTGACGGACGCGACTTCGCTTTAGCTTGCGATCAGTTACTCAATGCTATGGAAGCAGGTAGATTACGACACGGTGACCAGCAAGTGCTTAATCGCCATATTGCTTCAAGTGCTAGGATTAACTTTGCTGACGGTGGCTGGATTATTGGCAGGCGTGCAAGTAACGAAAACGTCACAGCTGCGGTTGCTACTGCTATGGTCGTGTCAGTTGCGACACGCCAATACTCAAACATAGATATTGTTGTGGTGTAATCGCTTTCACTATGTTACAATCTCTTACAATGGGATTTCTTGACGCCTTCAAGGCTACTCAAACTATGTCACATATCGACAGCCAATCTACTGCCGATCTAGTGGCAGCTCTCGCGCCTGCAAATCTAATTCAGCAAGCAGTATTCAATTACGGATTAGCTCCGACTATTAGTCGTGATCTTGCAGTTCAAGTACCGGCAGTTGCTAGAGCCAAAAACATAATCGCCGGCACTATCAGCTCTATTCCGCTAGAAGTACGATCACGCATTGACGGATCTGTACTAATGCCACCTAAAGTTATTAACCAGCCTGATCCTAGAGTGCCTGGACAAACAATCTACCGACTACTAGTCGAGGATTTAATTTTTTACGGCGTTGCTTATGGTCAAGTGCTTGAAGTGTACGAGGAATATCCAAACCGTATTAAGTCTTGGACTCGTATTGACCCAATCAGAGTAGTGCCTGAGTTAAACGCTGAAGGTACAGAGATCGTTGCATACGATTTAGATTTAGTTGGCAAGTTACCTACTCAAGGTGTCGGATCGCTAGTCGTCTTTAGTGGTGATGAGGGTATCTTGACCCGAGGTGGTCGCACAATTAAGACAGCCCTAGAATTAGAAAAGGCTGCATACAACTTTGCATTAGAGCCAACACCTACTATCGCGCTCAAATCTACTGGGGCTAATTTACCAGCTGAGCGTATTAGCAAACTGCTAGAAGCCTGGAAACAATCACGTCAAACACGCGGAACAGCGTTTCTTAATGCTGATATTGAAATGACGTCAGTTGGCTTTGATCCTAAGTCTTTGCAACTTACCGAAGCACGTCAATACCTTGCAACTGAGATTGCTAGACTTATGAACATACCTGCTTGGTACGTTTCAGCAGACACTAACTCAATGACTTACTCAAATGTTACTTCAGAGCGTCGCGCTTTGGTTGACTTTAGCCTTCGCCCAATACTTACACAGATCGAACAGCGTTTAGATCAGCCAGACTTTACGCCACAAACGCAGACAGTCAGATATGCGCTAGATGACTTCTTGCGTGGTAACCCACTAGAGCGCGCCCAAGTCTATGAGGTACTAAACCGCATAGGTGTCTTATCAGTTGATGAAATACGCAGAGCAGAGGATTTAGTATTATGAAATTAACAATGCCAGTAGCAGTTACAGCTGCCGATAGTGACTCACGGACAATATCCGGCACAATCGTTACCTGGAACGAGGAAGGCAACACGTCAGCAGGCCGTACAAAGTTTGCTGCTAACTCAATAGCCTTAAAAAACGTTAAACTATTTTTAGAACACGATCGCTCACGTCCAATTGGTAAAGTAATGGAATACAACGAAACCGAAACAGGTATCGACGCAGTATTTAAGATCGGAAAGACAAGTGCTGGATCTGACGCTTTAGTAGAAGCAGCCGAAGGACTACGTGACGGCTTTAGTGTCGGTATTGACGTAGATAAATGGTCTGCTAAAGACGGTGTAATGGTAATTACTGCCAGCACGTTAGTTGAAGTTTCGCTAGTTGAAAGCCCTGCAATCGACAGCGCAAGAGTTTCTGAGGTAGCTGCCTCAGATGATCCAAACACAGAAAAGGAAGGGTCAGATATGACCGATACTCCAGAAGTTGCCGCTGATACTGAGGTATCGGTAGAGGCAGCAGAAGTAAAGGCAGCAGCGCCCGTTGCTCAGCCTTTGACTTACACCCGTCCACGCTCTCCAATCGTGGACAAAGCTACATACTTGGAACACTCAGTACGCGCAAAGTTGGGTAACGAAGATTCTCGCCAATTCGTAGCGTTTGCTGATGACACCACTAGCAATAACGCTGGTTTAATTCCAACACGTCAGCTAACCGAAGTAATTAACCCACTATCAAACGCTGATCGTCCTGTTATTGAAGCTATCTCACGCGGCGCACTACCTGACGCAGGTATGACCTTTGAGATTCCAAAAATCACAGTCGTTCCAACAGTTGCAGACGTAAACGAAGCAGCTGCAATTACCGAAACAGGAATGGAAACATCTTTCCTATCAGTAAGCGTAAACAAGTATGCAGGTGGACAGACTTTCTCAGTAGAACTACTAGATCGCTCAAACCCAGTATTCTTTACCGAGTTAGTACGTCAGATGGAGTTTGCTTATGCAAAAGCCACAGACGCTTTCGTTGCTGGAGAAATTGCTAACAATGGAACATTAAACGCAACTGCTACAACTGAGGACAAAGACGGACTATTAACCTTTGCTTCTAGCGCAGCTGCCGCAGTTTATGGAGCTTCACTTGGTTTCGCCCGTAACTTAGTAGTCAGCCCACAACAATGGGGCAAGATTATGGGTTACAACGACGGTGGACGTCCAATCTACACAGCTTCACAACCACAAAACGCAGGCGGTGCAGTAGCACCAACAAGTATCCGCGGAAACGTATTAGGTCTAGATCTTTATGTTGATCGCAACTTTAATGGTACAGGCGGCACAGGTTTAGGAGATTACTCAATGCTAGTAATCAACCCTGACGCATACACCTGGTACGAGTCACCACGCGTTCGCCTACAAACAAACGTAGCGCTAAACGGTCAGATCGAAGTTTCATACTATGGTTATGGCGCACTAGCAACCAAGATCGCTGCTGGCGCAAACTGGTTTAACAAGAGCTGATAAGTAACACAAACTAGATCGAGGGGTGGGCGTGTTCTCCCGAGCGCTCACTTCTCATTAAAGGAGTAGATATGCCTTCAATAATCACAGCCACACAGCTGCGATCTGTTCTTGGCGTATCCTCATCACTTTACAATGACGCATATTTAGATCAAATAATTGATACAGCTGAGGCCGTTATTTTGCCTATGCTAGAAAAATATGCTGCCCCAATCGGGAGTACTAAACTTTCAGATAATGTAGCAATCTTTACTACTCTTGGCGAAAACGTATTTAGCGCTGGTCAATCAGTAGTTATCACAGGTTGTGGCTCACCTTACAATGGCACTCGCACGATCTTAGATGATGACAATTTAGGCGAGTATTCGTTTGCTGCTGCGATTACAAACGCCGATATTAACGAAGCAAACGTAATTCCAAGTGGTCTAGCCACCCTATCGGGAGCTTCTACTTATGTAGGCAACGACGCGATCGAGTCGGCAGTTTATGTAGTAAGCGTTGAAGTATTCCAATCACGCACCGCAGCTGGTGGTCAGATCGAAGGCGTGGACTTTGCACCAACTCCATATCGTATGGGTAGAAGCCTCGTCAATCGTGTTCAGGCCTTACTAGCGCCTTACGTTGATGTCGAGTCGCTATGCCAATAAGCACCACTCGCACAGCTCTAGAAACAGCTTTAAGCAGTATTGCCGCTAACGTTTACAATTCTGTACCTGAGTCTGTTATTCCACCGGCTATCGTTATTGTGCCGGACAGCCCGTACATAGAGTTTGAAACCATAAGCAAAACTGTTATTAGGTGCAAACTAAACTTTACTATTACCGTTGCAGTTAGTTATTACAGCAACGAAGCAGCTCTAGACAACCTAGAAACGCTGTTACTATCGGTCTTAGCAGCTCTGCCTGCTAATTATGTAGTTGGGGCAGTAGATCGCCCGTCAATTACGCAAGTCGGTGCGAGTGACTTACTCGTAGCTGATTTTAATGTATCAACCTACTACACAAACTAGGAAGCAATATGGCAACAACAGTAATCACAGGCAGGGACGTATCTTTATCTTTCTCGGGCTCTTTGGGAACCGATATTGACGCACAGGCGACATCTGCTGTACTAACCAAAACAAATGATCGTCAGACATACCAAACTCTTGACGGCGAAGCTTACAAAACCACAAACGTAGAAGCTGAGTTTGCATTAGAAATCTTGGCAGACTGGGGCAAGACTAGCTCAGTATGTGAAGCACTATGGACAGCAGCAGAAACACCTGACGCAACTTTTACCGTAACTATGACAGCAGCAACAGGCGCAGTATTTGCGTTTGACTGCCTACCAGAGTTTCCAAGTGCAGGTGGCGCTGGAACTGACGCACAAACAGTATCCTTTAACTTCAAGGTATCTAAAGGCGCAGTAACAGAAACCTTTAGCTAAACAATAACAATCGGGAGAACAAATGAAACTAAATATCAAGATAACTACAAACACAGGCGACCAAGCTACTTATGTAGCTGCACCGCCTGAGTGGCGCAAGTGGGAATTAGAAACTGGTCAAAAGATCAGCAAGGATCCTGCACTAGGTATTAGCGATCTTATGTTTTTGGCTTATCACGCTATGAAGCGAGAAAATCCAAACAAAGCAGCGCTGAGTTTAGATAATTGGTGTGCCACAGTTGCAGATATTGAGATAGAGGAAACAGCAGTAAACCCCACGCAAGCGGTAGCCTCGGACGACTAATAGTTGAACTTGCTATCGCAACAAAGATACCTATGCAGTATTGGGATAATGCAGAGGATATTTTAACCGCATTAGAGATATTAAAGGAGCGTAATGGCTGACGTTAAAGTCGAGTACAATAAATCAGATTTACGCCTAATTTTGAAGTCTTACAAAGCTATGTCTGATGAAGCCCAAAAACAAGGTAAACAGGTTGGCTTTGAGTTTGCGGAAATTATGGTAGGTAAAATTAGAAACGCTGCCAGCACTCCACAGGAGCGCCGTATTGCTGCAACTGGTAGAGCAAGCAAAAGTTCTAAAATTGGCGAAATGCAATTTGGTTACAATAGAGTTGCTTTTAGTGGTGGCGCTTATTCAAGTAAAAACGTTCAAGGTCGCAAACCTTATGGTAGAGGTATTTTAGCCGGAGTAGAGTTTGGAAGCGATAACCTACCTCAATTTAGAAATAGAACAAGCGATCTCAATGGTGGTAACTCAGGTTATTTTATTTATCCAACTTTACGTAAACATCAGCCTTACCTAATTGCTCAATGGGAAGAAGCCTTTGACAAAATATTGAAAGCAGCTAAATAATGGCTGGCACATCAAGAATCTTTAAGTTATCTATTCTTGCCGATACAAAAGACTTAGTAGATGGCTTAAAAAAAGCCGAAAGAGAAACCGACAACTCCGGAAACAGTATTGGTAATACTTTTAAGAAGGTTGGCGCAGCTGCCGCTGCTGCTGGTATTGCTGCTGCCGCCTTTGCAGTTAAGTTAGGCATAGACGCTACTAGAGCTGCTAGTGACTTTAGCGAAACCTTAGCCAAAACAAACGTACTCTTTGGCGAAAGTAGTGTTGCAGTACAAAAGTTTGCAGACACCGCAGCTGAACAATTTGGACAAAGTAAGCAACAAGCTTTAGACGCGTCAGCCACCTTTGCAACCTTTGGTAGAGCTGCTGGCCTAGCAGGTGAGGAATTAGTAACCTTCTCTACTGACTTTGTCGGCTTAGCTTCAGATCTTGCTTCCTTTAATAACACAACTCCAGAGCAAGCTATTAACGCTATTGGATCTGCTTTGCGTGGAGAAGCTGAGCCACTTCGTCAGTTTGGTGTATTACTAGATGACGCTACTTTGCGTAACGCAGCATTAGAACTTGGTTTAATTAGCACGACTAAAAATGCTTTAACTCCACAACAAAAAGTATTAGCAGCCCAAAAGGTTATTTACGAACAGACAAGTGCTGCTCAGGGTGACTTTGCTAGAACCTCAGACGGACTTGCAAACCAGCAAAGAATACTAACTGCTGAGTTAGAAAACACAAAGATAGAAATTGGCGAGCAATTATTACCAGTAGCAGTTGATCTATTTAGATTTTTTAACGAGAGTTTAGTACCAATCATACGAACTCAATTAGTACCTAGAGTTAAAGAGTTCATACAAAGTCTTAAAGATACTAGCGTAGAAATTAAAAACTATTCTATTAAAAATGTTGACGCCTTAAAGGAAAGTTTTAAGGAATTAACAATAAGACTAGGATTTGCAGCTGACGCAACTAGAGAACAAAACGACGTTGCCGTACTCTTGAAAAATGTATTCAAGGAAATAAGTTTGGCTACCTTAAATGCTCCTATTGTATTTTTTAGAGCCATACTAGAGTTAATAAATCTAATCATAAAGAGTATGCAGGCTTTAGTTTTAATTGTGCAAGGAGATCTAAGAGCTGCGTTTAGAGTGTTTGCTGAGGATAATAAAGTAGTTACTAAAGGCTTAGAGGATCAGTACAGAGCGTTAACTAATGTTAATGACGGTTTGGCTAACCAATACCGCCAATTAGTTAATTTAAGCAAAGCCCCTACTGGCGGTGGCGGTGGCGGTGCTAGTAATTTTCTGCCAACTTTCACTCCCGGTGCTGGCGGTGCTGGTACTGGCGGAGCTGCAACCGTACCTACGATTAGAGGTTTATCTAAATCACAAATACAAACGTTGAAAGACGATTTAGGTTTGATTAGTCAATTTGGCGGCGTAATTGAAGGTCTTAATGAAAAGTTTGGCGATCCTTTCTTTGGCTTTGGCAAAGGATTTAACGTAGCTGAATCTATTAGAACTGGCATACCTGTAACAAATAGAAACCCAAGAACTACCCCAACAGTCAATGTGAATGTAACTGGAAACCTAATTGACCCAGCAGGCGCAGCTAGAGCAATCGCAGAAGTAATAAGAAACGAAGGCGCTCGAAACGGTAACTTGCCACTAGTATCAGAGTTTATTGCCCAATAATGCCAGCGTACACACCTAACCCAGCAGTCTTAATTGACGGAGTTTCTTACACAGGCGACACGCTGAACGGTGTAAGAATTACTACTGGACGTACTAGCGTCGACGATCAGCCACGCGCAGGGTATTGCACAATAGATCTAATAACCTTTGGCAACAATATTCCAATAGTTGAAATAGATCATTCAGTACAGGTAGAGATAGACGATACGACTGGCAACCCAGTAGTTATTTTTGCAGGTTTCGTTTCAGATATTGCTCGGACTATTGACTCTTACGGCGCAGTTGGCTTTGCTACAAAAACTACCATTACAGGCGTTGGTTCACTAGCTAGATTAAATAGGCGTTTGGTTGGTGGTGCTGGCTTTAGCAAAGAGTTTGACGGTACTCGTATTTACAACATAATTAGCGAAGCCACAGCTGAGCGCTGGCAAGATACACCAGCAGGTGTTACTTGGGCTACCGTCGATCCAACCCTTACCTGGACTACCTACAATCCTTATTTAGGCAACATAGACACACCTGGGGATTATGAAATAGTTGCTTATTCTAGTGGCGAAACTAATGCTTACAATTTAGCTACACAGGTAGCAAATAGTGCCAGGGGCATACTTTACGAAGGTCGTGACGGCAGGCTTAATTACGACGACGCAAGTCATCGAGTAAATGAAGTTAGTGCCAATGGATTTACTACAATTCCAACGAACGTAATACTGGCAAGTAACTTATCCACAGTTGAACGTATGTCTGATCTTGCCAATGACATAACAGTTATTTACAAAAATAACCAATCAGTGACAGATACAAATGCTGGCTCAATAAGCGAATATGGTCAGTTAGCGGTATCTGTAAGTACTTTATTAGAGGAAACGTCAGCTGCTTTAGCAGTCTTAGATCTTTACCTAACTACCCGAGGTTATCCTCGCCGATCCCTTAGCAGTATCACAATACCTTTACAGCTTGACTCTATGACCAATGCTTTACGGGATGATCTAATTGAGGTTTACAACGGTATGCCGCTAGAGATCAACCCACCCGACACAATTTACGAAAATAACTTTGCTGGCTTTGTTGAAGGCATAACCTGGACAATTAACCAATATGAAGTATTTTTAACGCTTTATTTGACAGAATACGCACTTAGCGTACTAGCACAGAATTGGAATCAGGTTTCACCTTTAGAGGCTTGGAATACGGTTTCAGGTACACTAGACTGGGCAGAAGCCCAAGTCGTAGCATAAGGAGCAATAATGGCAACAACACCTAATTACAGCTGGGTAATGCCTGATCCTACCGACTTGGTTACGGATCTACCAGCTGACTTTGAGATCTTTGGCGACGCAGTTGACGCCTCAGTTTATGAAATACAAACCGAGGTAGAGATAAACTCACAAACTGGCACGACTTACACTTTAGTAAGTGCTGATAGAGGTAAATTAGTATCCCTGTCAAACGCTAGTTCAATTACATTAACCATACCTACTAACAGCACAACAGCGTTTCCAACAGGAACACGCATAGATATTATTCAAACTGGTGCTGGACAAGTAACTGTCGGTGGTGCTGGTGTAACAATTAACAGCAAGTCCAGTAATAAGAAATTATCAGGTCAAGGTTCAGCAGCTTCTTTAATTAAGTTTGCTACTGATACTTGGTGGTTAGTTGGCGATTTAAGTGCTTAAGTTAGTTGGATTTTATGCTGCTGGTGCAATTCCTGTTGCTATGACTGTTGATTTTAACGTAGTAGCTGGCGGTGGTGGTGGTGGATCATCTACAAGTAATGCGGGTGGTGGTGGCGGTGCTGGCGGTATGCGTTGCAGCGTTACTGGAACTGGTGGTGGTGGAACTTTAGAAACTGCTTTGAGTTTAATGACCTTAACCGATTACACGGTGACATTAGGTGCTGGTGGTGCAGGTGGTACTCAAAATAATAGCGGTGCTGCCGGTGACGGAACAAGTGGTAACAATTCAGTATTTGACACTATTACTTCAACTGGCGGTGGTGGTGGCGGTGCAGGTGGCGCTGGTAGAGCAGGCAAAACTGGTGGATCAGGCGGTAGCGGTGGTTACATAAATGGTTTGCAAGGTGCTAGAACTGCTTCACCTGTTCAAGGATTTCGTGGCGAGGATAACATTGGCGATATTAGTGGCCCTGGTGGTGGCGGTGCCGGTCAAATAGGTCAATTTACACCAAATAATAATACTGGTGGTAAAGGTGGTAACGGTAAAGCAACAGACATAACGGGCAGCTCTGTTACCTACGGTGGTGGCGGTGGTGGTGCAGGCAACACGACTATTGGAACTGGTGGAACTGGTGGTGGTGGAAATGGTGCATTAGCTCCAACAACAAATGGAACAGCTGGTGCAGCTAATACAGGTGGCGGTGGTGGATCTGCTTTTGGTGCTTCAACAGTTGGTCAGTCGGGCGGATCTGGTGTCATAATTTTAAGATATGCAGATACTCGCACTATTATTTTTGGTGCAGGCGTGACAGGTACAGAAAGTGCTGCTAGTGGTGGATACAAACGAGCTACCATTACAGCTGGTACTGGAACTGTTAGGTGGACTTAATGGCTCATTATGCGTTTTTAGATGATAACAACATAGTTACAGAAGTAATTGTGGGTGTCGATGAAAATGAACTAATTGAAGGTTTAGATCCTGAAGTATGGTATGGCAATTTTAGAACTCAAATATGCAAACGTACTTCTTACAACAATAAGATCCGTGGTTGCTTTGCAGGCATAGGTTTTACTTACAATGCAGACGAGGATATTTTTATCAGTCCGCAACCTTACCCTTCTTGGATACGTAATGGCAGTTATTGGGAACCACCAATAGAACGGCCTGAACCTAATGAAATGCTTGACTATGACTGGGATGAATTAACACAATCTTGGGTTGTAATTTACGACAGATCTAATGTTGTTAATGAGGATAACTAATGTTCCCAGTACAGGGTTACACAATTAGCAATCACTTTGGGGTTAAGAACGATAGTTACAAAGCTGGCTACCACACAGGCATAGATATTAAAGCGCCTGGTGGAACGCCTGTTGTATCGGTTAGACCTTGCAAAGTAGTCGAGGTAAGCAATTACCCTAGTTGGGGCGAGTCTTATGGCACAGCTGTTATTGTGGAGTTTA